GAGTTACGCCCGGTCTCAACTTGATCTCGTCGTAGTATTTACTCTTTGTTTCCTCCAAAAAACCTTTGGCTTTTGCAACTTCTTCTTTAAATGCAAGTTTCTTCTTGCGTATATCTCTTTCTTCGTCTAGATCTTCATCATATGAAAAATCTTCAAGTAAGAGACTTAAATCCTCATTATCTAAATAAGGCTTTGTTTTTTTATAATACTCTCTAAGTAATGTATCGTTATCAACATTAGAGTAGTCAGCGTTTAATCTAACGTAGTCGTTAATTGTACCACCGGTCTCTTCCATAAAAGAAACTAGCTTTTCAATATTTTCTGGTAAATTAATTCCAGCGCTCTCTTCTACAATAGCTTGCTCTAATTGTTCTTCTAAAATTTCTACTTCGTTTTGAGAATCTTCTTCAGTTATCTCCTGTATAATAGGTGTATCATCTTGAGTAACCTCTGTGTTTTCTATAACCTCTTCTGGTTTATTTTCTTCAGTATCAATTACAATTTTTGTAACTTCCTCAACAACCGTCTCTTCAGCGGGTTTAGATAAATCAACTTTAATAGGTTCGTCTTTCGTTTTACCTAAATTCTTAGGTTTAATTTTTTTACCTTTCAAGGAGAACTCTCCCTCTTGTTTTTCTTCTGACATAATATAATATAATTAAATAGTTAATATTTGCTTTTATTTAAAGCTAAACTACTACAGCCCAAAACCACTTAAATCATCAAAAGCAGATGATTCAAAGTCTTTAGGCAACTCATCGTTTTGTCTTTGAGCTATCATTTTTGATTGCTGTGTAGCTTGTATTCTTGTTCTTTCGTCTTTACGATCTTCTATTTCAGTCTCTCTACCTTTTTCGGCATCAGCTTTTATTTTTGCTAATTGAAACTGATAGTTAAATTCTTCAGCCATTAGCTCTCTTTTTATTTGAGCCTCTGTTTGCATACGTTGTATTTCAAACTGAGATTTTGCTTGCTCTATACTTACTTTCTCCTGAGTTAGAGCTTGTTGTTTCTGAACTTCAGCCATTGCAGCTTTTTCAGCAGACTGTGCGTTTGCTTGTGCCTGAGCCTGTATGTTAGCTTGTTGATCAGCCATTTTTTGTTGATGACGTTTCTTTTTCTTAAGCTTTAATAACTGGTTAGCCATTTTTAAATTTCTAACCTGTCTTATGTCTATAATATCATCAAGATCTACGCTTCCAGTTTGTAATGCTACTTGTAAATTTTGCTCTAGCTTGGCTTTTTCTTCTTCGTCAGGCTCTAGTTCTAGATATATACCAAAATCATGTAGATTTAAGTTTTCAATTTCAGTAAGTGTTTGAAAGTTATAATTAGATATACTTTGCTTTAATGAGTTAGCTGTTAATGGGTATGATAAAGAATCTGCTATTTTTAAAGAAATATTCTCACATACTCTCAAAGTTAAAAACAACTGAGCCTGCATTAAGTGTCTTGTAGCTGTATTAGATGCATTGACTGCCATTTTTTGTAAACCTAATAAAGAGTCTTTATCTGGCGTAGAACCATCTCTTGCTTCGTTTAGCCCGGTTACATCTCTTATCATCTGTAAATAATACTGATAAGTACCTATTAAACTCTGTATTTTAGCTTGACCTGATGATGAAGCTAATTCTTGAATAGGAACTTTACCCGCATTCATACCTCCATCTTGAGTCAAAGATCTACCGACAACACTACCTGTTTGGAAATACATATTAAGAGCTTCCGCAGGATTATAACTTGTACCATTACCTAAGTCAACTTCAGCCAAACCATCCATATCTAAGAACACACCATCAGGTACTATTCTAGACATTACTTGCTGTAACTTTAAGTGAGTTAACTGAATCATATCTGCAAAACCAGTTATTCTACTTACTATAGATTCTATTCTACCTTTATAAATTCTAGGTGCACATATAGAGTAGTTCATTTCTACTTTAGTTGTGTCAGCGAAAGGTCTAGACATGTTTTCAGCGAGTTTCCACTCTAACATATGGTTATTACCTAAAACTTTAGCTCCGGTATATAAGACCTCTATACTCCTACTTACTCTTTCGAAATTATCATTAGAAGGTGGATCAAAGCTATCTGTTTTTTCTATAGCTTTTTCTAACCCGTTATCTGTTGTTTTTATTTTGAACACCTGGTTCATATAAGTCTTGTATTCAAAATACATAACTTGAACAGTGTTTGAATCATAATTACCCCAACCTGTTATATACTGAGAATTACCTGGCATTTTTTGTATAGCCTCTAGCTCATCTTCAGATATATCTGGAAACTGTTTTTTTAATTCAGATATAGTTATGGACTTTACTTCACCAACATAGTATATATCATCAAAGTTAGGATCTTCAGTATATGAGTAAACCATATAAGCTGGATCAACATAATCAATAGTTACTCCGTTTGATGGGTTAAAACCTGTTTTTACTGCAGCAATACCTAATACTGTTAAATCGTGATTTAATCTACGTCTAATTAAGTTATACTTATTTCTTGCTAAAGTATTATTTATTACTTCTTCTTCAGCTACTTCAACACCTTGCTTATAAGATAGTTGCATGTGTAGTTCTAACTCTTCAAGAGTAGATGGTAACTCTTCTTGTTTTAAGTTTGATCTTGAAAAATCTTTTCCAGTATTTTCTTTTGCCTGTTGAATTAAATCTTGGGCAACCATATCTGCCGCTATTTCACTAGCATGATCAGTTCTTTTCTTTTGACTCTCAGGATCTTGTGCGTAAGCAACTATATCATATTCTTTATTAGACATTCCATTAACAACAATGTCTACAAACTTAGGTATGACTGGTACTGGTTTCCAGTCTAAATTCAAATAAGATAAATCACCGTTTATAGATAACTCATCTTTATATTTAGCAATAGACTGCTCGCCTCTAGAATATAGTCTAAGTTGGTGATAATTGCTATAACTTTGAGCGTATCTATTACCGGAACGACCTTCTTGAAACCACTCTCCTTCAATAGCTCTAGCTACTTGAATACCATAATCTAAGCTTGCTTTAACTTCATCGCTAACTACTTGGCTAGGAAAAGAGCTATTACCATTGGTGTATACTTTCATTTATCTTATAATTTTTGACGACGTTCCCTTGTTGTTGTATCGCTTTATACCTAAATCTATTTTCTTGTGCTCTCTTTTAGCTACAGGCGTATACCTGTTTTTATTACAGGCCATTATAGCTAACCCCGAACTTATAGAGGCATCGTGTTTTGTTCTATTGTTTATATTAAATTTAGCCCAGTCTTCCAGCGTTCTTTGAAAATACATACTTCCACAACCATTAGGTGTGTTACCTACGTTTTCTTCAATATATGTCTCTATAGCTGCGGCATGAGCTTGCTTCATATCTTCACTAGAGTTAGGCACTCCACCTATTTCTCTTTCCGTTACAGATAGTTTATTATATATTTTGTCTGGTCTATTCATTGAAAAACCTCTATAACCTCTTCTTTTAAAATGGTACAATAATCTAGGTTTATTATTTTCTGCTAGTATTGGCATACCATAAAATACGCAAGCCATTAATACATCTTCAAAAAATATCTCAGCAGTTTGAGGTCTAGCTATATATTCTAAAAAGAATATGTTAGGTGGTACGTTTTCCATAGAAAACTTTGTTAAGCCATGCAATGATCCATTAGAACCTCTTTTGTCAACAGTCCCTGATATATCATAACTATCACAACCAAAAGCCCCACAGTGTTCATTACCAGGGTATTTAATACCATTCTTTATTACTATTCTATTCTGTAACTCGATTTGTGGAACCCATGATATTCTGAATCTTCCATCTTTGTTTGGATAGAATAAAACTCTACTATCTTTTATACCATTCTCCCACATAAAACTACCTGTTGTAATGGTAGAGGTATTTTGTAGATCAGCATTGTAATCTATTTGTTCATATATTTTAGTCAAGTTAAATAAAGACTCTTTAGCCTCATCCCTAAAAGCATGCTCCTCTGTACGCGGAAACTGTCTGTAATACTCATTTAATCCATCTTGGTCATCTTTCAAACCATCAACTTCATTTTGCCAGTGTTCTATAACACCTTGATCTATAATATCACCTAAAGGATCTAATATTTCCTTTTCCGGTGTATCGAATACAGGTAATCCATAAGCGTCAATGAATCCTTCGTAGTTCCATTCCATAGGTATGAACAAAGAATATAGTCCCGAGCTAGTCTGTCCGTTGCGGTTTCTTTTTGTTGCATCGGAATCATAGTATAATTTTTTAAAATTCTCACCACCTTTATCTAAAGC